CGCACCACCGAGTATCAAGAGGCGGGTGACTTCCTGGCCTCAGATGTAAACGGTGACTTCGACAAAGCCTATGTAGCAATGAATCAGCTACAGACAGCGATTGAACGCGCACTGCACATCCAGGATCAGGACTCTACTGCAAGCATGGTGCTGCCACTCAAGGCTGACCGAGCTGGCAAGTACCTCAAGTTCAACTCATCCGGCATCCCAACCACCGTTACTGGCACTCTGTACTCTTCTGCTGACCTGGTTAGCATTAAGTCATTCGGTGCTGTAGGGGATGGGGTGACTGACGACACTGCTGCCCTTACTGCTGCCCTCAACTCAGGCGATAACCTGTACGTCCCAGAAGGCGTATTCTACATCCCAGGCTGGTCTACCATTACCATGACCACACCCCTGAAGATGCAGGGTACAGGGACTATCAAGGGCGACAACAAGCAGCACACCTTCGTTAAGATACTCAGCGATCTGCACATCACTGGCATTACCTTTGATAACCTGGAGTTTGTTTGCTCCAACGTGAACGCAGACAGTGGCAGTGTGGGCCGATTCTTTATGGATGGTGTGACCATTCAGAACTGCGGTGCAGGCATATCCTTAGAGCGACCTGTCAGTGCATTCGCTGTTACTGGTTGCTACTTCAAGAACACTAGCGTCAACAAGCCTATCCGTATAGGGCGTAACAACTACTCCCAGCAAGACACCTGGGAGAACATGGTTGTCAGCGGCAACACCTTTGAGAACACCAGCACCACTGGGTCTAATGACTGCAACGTCATTCTGCTATATGGGCGCAGGGCCACCATTATCGGTAACGTGTTTGATGGCGCAACTGCGGTGGGTGCAGACCAATACTTCAGTGGTACAGGGTCGCAGACTGCGTTTACCCTAACCCAGAACAACCTGAAGACCACCGAGGTTACTGTCTACATTGATGGTGTCGAACAAGAGAACACCGATGAGACAACCCTCTGGACTATCAGCGGCACTACCCTGACCTTCACGACAGCACCTGCATCCGGCAGCAACAACGTCAAAGTTGTATGGTTCGGTGAGGCGGCAGCGGTGTACACCAAGTGCAGATACGCCACAGTAATAGGCAACAGCATATCCGGTGTTACTTCTGGTAACGTGAATCTGGTCTATGGTATCAACGTCAAGGGTAAGGGCAGGGGGGATACTTCCGCACCCCAGGGCTACAACGTCACAGTCATGGGCAACACTCTTCTGGGTACAGGCATTGGTAGCGGTATCCGTATCCAGAATGACTTCGTGAATGTGTGCGGCAACAACATTGAATACTTCCGCTTCGGGGTGAATGGCAACACCAACCTGCACAAGAACAACAACATCTCCAACAACAATATCTTCAGGGCCACGCAGTACGGCATTCATGTTATCCAGAGTGCGACCAACTATGTGATCGACGGAAACAACATCGAGGGATTTGTTGAGGGTGGAGAATACTTCCCGATAGCTGGCATCAAGGTCAGAGCTTTTGGCACGACCACCAACTACAATATCTGCAACAACAACATGAAGACCTGCAAGAAGGGCATCAAGCTGGATGCCAACAGGGATAGTGCTTATAACGGTCAGATACAGGGAGTGCAGATAGCGAACAATAACTTCGATGATGTGGACAGTAATGGAATTGAGTTCGAATACTGCGACACAATCACGATCCGAGATAACTTGTACCATGGTGAGGTAGCCAACAACTACATCAGAGCTATCGAGCCTAACAAGAACGTAACAATCCAGGACAAGCGGGTGAAGAACCTGGACACCTCTGGCAGTAGTGCAGTTCAGATATGGAACACTGGCATTGTAGATCAGGCAGTAAAGCTAACAGCCACCGTGCTGGGCAAGAGAGCCGATGATGCAGAGCAAGCCGTATATAAGATAACCGCACTGTTTAAGGTGGATAGTGGAACACTAGCTCAAGTTGGTGCTACAGTTACAGAGTACGCCATTGAGAGCGACAGTGCATGGGTGGGGGCAACATTCTCCACATTTAATAATGACATAACACTCAGGGTGCAGGGCGAATCAGGCTCTATAGACTGGTCTTATGAAACAGAATACACATCAATCACATCAGCGACATTCTAAGGATAAAGGCATGGTCGAGGAAACGAAACAGGTTGTGGACGTTGCAGCCGCATCTACAGGGATACTGTCAGTAACAGCTTGGTTGCCACCAGTGGCATCATTGTTTACTATTATATGGCTAGGGATTCGTATATATGAGTCCGATACCGTACAAGGGTTACTGAGGAAAAAGTAATGAGCTTGCTCTCCCTGATTACACCTGTCACTAAACTTCTCGATAAGTGGATACCTGATGCCGACACCAAACAGAAGATTGCTGCTGAACTCTCAACGCTTGCTGAACGCCACGCGCAGGAAATCGCACTGGCTCAGATCGAAGTCAACAAAGCAGAAGCAGCAGGAAACTGGTTCCAGGCAGGATGGCGACCAGCTACAGGTTGGGTCTGCGTCCTTGGATTCTGCGTAAACTTCCTGATCTCACCACTAGCCTCTGGCTTTGGTGTGGACATTCCTCAAGCTGACACCTCCACTATGCTCCCTGTACTGATGGGTATGCTGGGCCTGGGCGGCATGAGAACCTACGAAAAGGTAACTAAGAATGGGTAAGATACTCGACTTCCCTGAGAAGCCAGACCTCGCCAAGCTGTGCGAAGAGTTTGATACCATAGTCGCTATCTGCGTATCACCTGATACCATCCAAGTAGTCAGCAATATGTCAGACACTGACATCCTTTACAGCATGGAGATAGCCAAGAACGAGCTAGTCCAAGCGTACTACCAAGTGGACGAAGAGATCCACTGATGCAACTCCAATACTTTGACATCGCAGAGTTTGACTGCCAAGAGACTGGCAACAACGATATGTGTCCATTCTTCCTGGAGAAGTTGGACGAGCTGCGTCATAGATGTGGCTTTCCGTTCAAGATTACCAGCGGGTATCGTGATCCCTCGCACTCCATCGAGCAGCGCAAAGTAAAGCCAGGCACTCACGCCAAGGGTATTGCTGCTGACATCCACATCAACAGTGGATCAGAGGGCTATGTGATTGTTAAGAACGCCATGGAGATGGGCTTCAACGGGATAGGGATTGCCAAGAACTTCATCCATGTGGACACTCGCTCCAACATCCCTGTCATCTGGACTTACTAGCGGTAGCGTCGAGTCTTCTTTGCTGCGCCCTTGGGCTGTGCTGAGAACTGCTTACCAGCCTTCGTATCCTTTCTCTTTTTCTTGGTGGTAGCTGCGTACTCTGATGCGCTCATGGCTTTGATAGCTGCGCTGGGTAGGTATCGCTCCCCTGTAGCCTTTGGCCCCTGGGTGCTTGGCTTGCCGGACTTGGTTCGCCACTTCTGCTTGCCCCAGTCGAGCAGGGACTTCTGCGGTTTACGCATTAGTTGGTGTAGCCTCCACCCTTGGCCTTGTAACGCTTTGCCAACATCTGAGCCTTACGCGCAGACCACTGCCCAGGACGACCTCCCTTGCCCCCAGCCTTGATAGCCTCGAACAAGTTCTTCCGCATGGTGGGCTTGGTGTAGTTACCCGCTTCGTTTACTCTGGACTTCTTCTTCATTTGGAGAGCATCGACTTCTTTTTCTTTTTGCCATACGACATCTTCTGGCCGGTGCGCTTGGCTTCTTTCATCGCTGCCGCTTTACCAGCGGGGGTGTATGCGTACTTCTTCTTTCCTACCTGGGGCATGGGATTACCACTTACTTTTGTTGGCCCAGTATGCGGCAGACATCTTACCCTTGGCGATGTTCTTGGCATGGCGAGCTTTGAAGGATTTGCGACGAGCCTTTTGCTTGGCTGTCTGTGGATTGGAGCCAGCACCTCTCACGCCCTGCTGACCATAGCGAATAGTCTTCACCTTATCGCCCTCTTTCGCGACGACAACGTGAGACTTAGTTGGGTGACCAGGGGTTCTCTTAGGCTTGTTATACCCAGAGACCCCGATCCTTTTTAGGAGGCTCTTACTCATGCCCCGATTATAACATTTTTACTAGTTCAGTTCACGCTCTATGAGAAAGTCACAGTAGTGCTTGATCTTGCGTAGGTCTTCAACACCGCCCTTGCTCTTCCAGCGGGTCGCGTATTTAACAATATTGCCCTCGCAAAA